TGCATAATCGAAGATACTTTTGAGTCTGCTGCGGACTCTATAAGCTGTATGATAGCCATTGCTATCAATAATATTTTCAATCTTGCTCTGGATATACCGTCTATCGATATTAGCTAGTAAAGTTTCAGATGGTATTTCTTTTTTCATAGTTGTATCAACAAAAGTATAATTGTGTTTTGTAGATGCCTTTACTGTTTGCGCCCATGATTTATAGAAAAGGTTATAGATTTCTTCAAATGTAATGCTTTCTACTTGTTTTGTGCTGAGTTTTTTATTTATCTTTTCCTGCAGTAAGATAGCAGCTTGATTTCTTGCCTGGGGAGTTCTCTTCTCCATCGTGACTGACACTTTTTTCAATTTCTCAGTATATGGATCTTTATATCGCTCAAAATATTTAAACTTGCCATTTGGCAATTCTTCCATCCACATTGATTTTACCTCACTTTTTTGATAAAATGGGTATAGTAAAAAGGGCTTTTTAATGCCTTTTACTATCCTGATTGCCTAACGCTCAGAAGTTTGCCGACCGAGAGCGCTAGGCTTTTTTGTTTTTGTATAATTAAAAACAGCTGCACAATTATTGTACAGCTGTGACCGAGGCAGGAGCTACCTGCCGTATTTTGCACTAGATGAGTTCATCTAGGTA